TTGGATTATTAACCTTTAATGATTTTAATACATTATCATTAATAATAGCACTACTACCATTAACTGTCATGTTAATGATTCCTTTAGTGTTAATAGTATTAGGACCTAAATTAGTATCACTACCACCACCAACTCTATATTGTATGTACATCGTATTATTAGGTGGTAAAGTAACACCTAAAGATGTATTATTGATGAAATCACCAATCTTATTAACCAAAGATTTATTTGTGTCGAATTCACATAATGAAGATATATCTTCTGAACCACCACCGAATATTATCTTTGTAAAACCTAAATCGGTATACTCTCGGATAAAACGTCTGTCTACTGAGATAAATTTACCTGGTATTACACCAGAATTATCAGAAGATTTAGTGTTATCATAAACAAATACCTTATCCTCAGCCAAAGCATCCATCTCATACCATCTCAAATCACTATCTAAGAATTGGTCTAGCGTTGGTGATTTAGTGTAATTGGTTCCTTCTAAGGTGATAATAGATGAAATAGATGTAACATCATCATCTGGAAGAATAACCTCTAAGAATGGTCTAGAATCGTTTGGTGCTATAACTCTCTTGAAGACCTTAGTTACACCATTTGTTACCATTTCTCTTTTAGTGACTTTATAGTTAACGATATTACCATTTGAATCTTCTGTTGGTATAACTAATCTATTTGGAATACCACCAAGTGTAAATGGGTCAGCAAAATCAATATCATTCATATTTTCGAAAACCTTACCAGCACCAGATACTTGACTACCTTGTCTAATTACTGGGGCATATGATGAATCGAAAGTATCACCTAATACTGGTATTGTTACGGTGAAATCAACGATACTTACTGATGGTCTACGACCTGGTACCTTTAAACCAAACGTTCTGGCCATCGATAACATAGATTTTCTCTCTTGTGCAAAATCAATTTGAGTTTCTTGGAATGTTCTATCAGTATTGAATGATAACATATCACCAACCGCAGCATTTAATTCTAAAAGCATCATACCAACCGATGCATCATTAAAGTCATTGAATATATCTGGGTAGTATTGTCTTGCGAATTGAATTAACTCAGTTCTTATATCTGAGAAGTTCCTTGATGAATAATTTATTTTCTTTGCCATATTATACGTTTATTATTATAAAGTCTGTTGATACAAAAACATCGTCAGTTACTGTGTAATCAATTCTAACTGTTGCCGCAAATTCACTATTAGCACTTTCTTCAACATTAACTTTGTTAACTTGTAGGTTAGGTAAGTATTTCTTAACCGTTTGACTTATTTCGTCTTTTATTTCACTTTGAGTTACACCATCATTAGGTTGAAAGATATACTTCAATAAATTGGTACCAAAATCTGGTAAATACAACCTTTCACCCTTTCTAGTTAAAATTAAGTGCATTAAATCTGCTTTAATAGCAGCACTATCACTCTTGTTTAAATCTAAGAAGAATCCCTTTGCACTGTCTTTAAAGGGGAAGTTGATATTGATATACTTTCCGTCTGCCATATTATTACTTTGTTTATTAGATAAATACTATAATAAATATTTTTTAAAACTAAATAGTTCAAATAAAAAAGGCCTATCTTTCGATAAGCCTTAATTTATTTATATGTTTATTTTGGTCTAGCCGTCACAACTGAGGCATTCATCCATTGCGGATGCTGCGATATCACCACGAAGTACAGATTCTGTTCTCATGTAATAAAGAGTCTTAATTCCTTGTTTCCATGCATCGAAATGTACTTGATTTATCCACTTTGGTGTTGCTTCTTTTGGGAATGCAAGGTTAAGTGATACTGATTGGTCAACATATTGTTGTCTAACACCAGCTTGTTTAACTAAATCTAATTGATTGATTTCCTTAAATGTCTTAAATACATCTTTGAAAGAAATTGCATTACTAGTATCCACACTTTCATCAAGTTCAGAACAGTTTTTTAATTTACCATCAATGAAGCACCAATCGTTTAAGAAGTCAAGGTCTTGAACAGAACCACCATCGGCAAGAATTTGGTCCCAAACTGATTTCTCATCTTGTTTCATTTTCTTAAGGTACTTAACAAGCGACCTATTCTTTCTAATGAAAGTTCCTTTAGCTGATTGGTCAGTCCAAACATTGGCTGGCCATGGTTCAATACCAGCAGACCAATTACCCGCTAATTTAGAGTTTGATACTGTTGGAGCGATAGCCATAGTATGTGTATTTCTAAGTCCAGTACCAACACACCAAAGTGGTTCACCGTATAACTCAGCCATATCTTTACTTGCTCTTTCAGATTCAAGTCTCATTTGTGAGAATATCTTTCTAGTTTCGAATTGTGCTAAAAGACCCTCAAATGGAATCCCCTTTTCTTGTAAGTATGAGTGCCACCCTAATGCACCTAATCCAAGTGCTCTACCTTTCTCAGCAGAACGGATAGAGTTTTCAAACCCTTTCATATTCTTAGCCTTTTGAATGAACTCTTCTAATACACCATCTAAGAACCATGTAGCAGTGTAAACTAAATCAGTATCACACCATTCATCATACTTAGCTAAGTTAAGAGATGATAAACAACATACAAATGAGTGATTCTCATCAGTGTGAAGTACAATCTCAGAACAGATATTAGTCATGAAAACCTTAAGTCTATTTTCTTTGTATGCTGGTGGATTTTGTTTGTTAACATTACCCTTAAACATAATGTATGGTTCACCACTTTGTCTTCTTTTTCTAAGAACAGCAGACCATCTCTTTCTTGCCTCTTCATCACCATGCTCTACCTTTCTCATGAACTTATCAGAGATAACAGCACATTGGTGCATATTTAAACATTGTCTATTCACATCACCTTTAGGTTCTCTAATTTCTAACCATTCCCAGAAATCTTTATGTTCTATATTAAGATTAACTGATGCAGCACCACGTCTAACCGCACCTTGATTGGTTGCAAGTATAGTTGAATCATACATCTTACAAAACGGAACCACACCATCAGATGTACCATTATTTGTAATATCAGAACCAGCTGGTCTTATTTGATTGATTCCAATACCTACACCACCACCGTGTTTTGCTAAAAGCATCATTTCTAGATTTTTTAATCCTATATCGTTGATAGAATCCGCAACGTCAACACCAAAGCAAGAAATTGGTAAACCTCTTTCAGTTCCAGTATTTGATAATACTGGTGATGCTAAATTTAACCAACCTCTCCATATGTAATCGAAAAACTTACTAGCCATTGCTGGTTTCTTAAGTCTTCTTGCCACTGTTGTTGATACTCTCCAATAAGCATCTTTAGGTGTTTCACCATCTAATAGATAACCTCTTGATATTGTTTTTAAATAAACCTCAGTACATCCCCACTCTGGAATGTCAACACCCTTTTCCCAACCTAATTCTGTTAAGATTTTAGTTATCTCTCTTGTGTTTACCTCTTCGTATTTAGTTTTCTTTGCCTCATTATTATAGGCTTCGTCTTGTGTTTGCATATTAAATTGTTTTTTTTTATTGTTAAAATATATCATCCCAGTTATCATCTTCACCAGCCTTAGAATAGTCAGTACTTCTCATAGCAAAGAAATCAGTATGTGTGTGTCCACCAGTTAAGTGATAAAACCAATCTAATTCTGATGCTTTGTCAGTATCAACAGTAAATATGTTTTCATAACCCAACTCTCTTAGTTTCTCATTGGTTCTTGCTTTAATAAATTCCTTAAGGTCCTCAGCCTTTAAGTTTTCAAGGTCTCCTTGTTCGAACATCTTATCAATAAAACCATTTTCCATCTCAACGATAAGTCTAGCCGCATTTTCAACCTCAGTTCTAACAGCAACATGTAATTCTGGATATTCAGCACACATATGACCAAATAATTTACAACCCATCTTAGAATGTAATGATTCGTCCCTTACAGACCATTTCATTTGTTGTCCAACCCCTTTTAACATATTCCTCATTTGGAACGAGTAGAGTACCGCAAATGAACTGTAAAGGGATACACCTTCCGCAAAAGCAGAAAAGATTGCAAGTGATTTTGCTACATCCATTCTAGCATCATGAGAATTGGCTAAGTCTTCATAAGTATAATCATTTTTAGTTTCCATTAAGTATTCGAACTTAGCAGCAGTTGCTGGTTCATGTAAGAACGCTTTGAAATCTTCTAACCCAAGTGTTTCATTTAGGTAAGAATATGCCTCCGCATGTATTGTTTCAAAATTTCCAAATGTAATGGCCATTTTTTTTATTTCATGCTTTGGGAACCATTTAGTTACCATACCTGTCCAATAATCTTGAACTACACATTCTGTTTGTGCGAATCCTAATAGGATATTACCTACTAAATTCTTTTCATGTGGTTGTAGGTTTTCATTCCAATCCTTAACATCACCTTGCATTGATATTTCTGTGTATAGCCAATGGGCTTGTTGTTGTGGTAACCAACCATCATTATGGTATTCTGGATACTCAAATGGTTTGTATTCTATTCTGTTTTTAAATAATTTTGACATTGTTTAATTTTTGTTATTTTTAAATATATTAGTATACCTAATACCGCATTAAATGATGTTACGCTTCATCTGCTTCCTGTTCAAGTGCTCTTTGTCTTGCTTTGGCAGCATCCAATAAATTATTAACCCTAATTTGGTTATTACTCTCTTTGTCCTTCTTAGATTCCATGAAGGTCTTACCACCATTATCCTCAACAATTTCA